CCGTTTTATATAATTTAACACTTGCGGTACCCTCCAATTCAATTCCACTTTCAGTTTTTTTCATTTCTCTAAATGGTTTAACTTGTGCGGTGTGTAACTTACCATCTTTAAATATTTCTAAATCAACACCTTGAATTGCATCTTTTTTGTTTCCTAACTCACCAACCAACTCAACTTTTGCTTTTTGACCAAAAAATCTTTTAAGGATTGATAACGTAATTTGTTCTCTTTTATCACCTGCATTATTTTTTTCTGTTAAGGTTCTTAATAAATTAATAAATGTTGAACTTTGTTTATCAAATATTCTATATTTAAAATATCCTAATGCATTTACAAATCTCTCAACTTCTTTTTTCTGTTCTGCAGGAGTTTTATCGGTAAAAACAATTGGTTTTTTATTTGGTATAGTTGTAATAACTTGATTTAAATCTTTTAATAAAATACAAAATGCCGTGTAATTTGTGTTGAGTTTATTAATTACTGACCTACCAGGTCCCTCAATATCATAAATACCCGGTAATTGATTATTTGGAGGAATTTCAATATAATTTTCATTAAAAACTTCTTTGAGGATTCTATTGATACCATTCATGTAAGTCCATTTAATATCTTGATTTACGTTGAATAACATTCTGTAAAATTCGTTATCAGATTTTGAACACATTTCAGATTTACCTTCACTTAATATTTGTTTCATTTTGGTAGATTCTGTTATTTTGGTTTCAACTCTCATTTCGTACATTTTAGTTACAAATTCCCAATTAACAACTTTCCAAAAGTTTGTTATGTATTCGTCTCTTTTATTTCGGTACTTCAAATAATAAGCGTGTTCCCATAAATCTAACCCCAACAATGGAAACCCACCACCTTCAATCACATTCATTAATGGATTATCTTGGTTTGGAGTTGACATAATCTTTAAAGTGTTATTAGAGGTTAGAATTAACCAGACCCAACCTGAACCAAAACGGTCTTTGGCTTGTTTTTCAAATTCTTTTTTAAAGTTTGTGAATGTTCCCCACTGTTTGGTGATTTTTGTATAAAGTTCACCAGTTAGTTTTTTTGGTTCGGGAGTTAACATATTCCAAAACAAAGCGTGGTTAAATGCTCCACCTGCGTTGTTTCGAATTGTCTTATCAAAACGACTGATTGTTTTAATTATTTTTTCTAAATCTAAATCTCCGTATTTTTTCTTTGATAATGCGTCGTTTAGTTTATCAACATACCCTTTGTAATGTTTATTGTAATGGAAACTCATGGTTTCGGGGTCAATAAACTGTTTGAGGGCTGAGTAGGAATAAGGTAGTTTCTCTATTCCGATTTTTTTCATTTCTGTAATCAACAACTCTTTTTCTTTTGTTACGTGATTTTCAAGTATCTGTAACTCTAATTGTTGGATTTTCTCTTCTGTTTTTTTCATAGTATTGGATTATCCGTTATATATAAATAATCCGTTCTTTGTTAATATCTCAATTCATTAATTCTTTGTAGGATTTCTTCTGCCGCATCTGCTGGATGTTGGTTGTCTCCCATTACAGTTGCAATGACTTGTTTTTTGTTGTTTAGGATATCGTAGATGATACCTTCGATTGTATTTTCGAATATTGGATAATAAACCAAAACGTTATTTTTTTGACCGTAACGATAAGCTCGGTCTTCAGCTTGGGCGTGGTCTGATGGAAGGAATGATAAGTCATTCATAATAACAGCTTCAGCAGCAGTTAATGTTATACCGACACCAGCAGCTTTAATATTACCTACAAAGACTTTAATCTTGGGGTTATCTTGGAATTGGTCAACGGAGTTTTGTCTGTTGGGTTTTGACATAGAACCATCAAGTTTAACCGCGGCTTTACCAAAATGTTCTGCAATTTTATTTAACGAATCGGTGAAATTACAGAAAATGATTACTTTCTTATCTTGTTCAAGAATATTTTCCGCTAGTTCAATAGTTTGTTCAATTTTTTCATCGGCAATAATTTGTCTAATTTTTGTTAACTTTGAAAATTGAACGGTTAATGATTTGGATTCGTCAGGGTTCTTGTCATACCAATCATAGTATTCTCCCATAACATTTTCATATAATTTTGATTTTAATCTTAGGTAAACAGGTGTGATAATCTTATCGGGTAAATCAAGAACATTTTCTTTTAATCTTCTTAATGTTAAACCTAAGGTTCGGTCTCTTAACTCTTCCAAGTTTGACGCCCCTGTTACATTCCAAATCTTTCTTCCCCCAACATTAAATTGGTATCCAGAACAATAACGGATAGCGTATGCCATCCAATTCTTTGCAACAGGAGAATCAATTATACTTAATAAATTAAAATAATCGATTGGTCGTGATGTCATTGGTGTACCTGTCAACAACCAAAGTCTTTCGGTATTTTTAACAATATCATTGATTAGTTTCGTCCTCTGCGCCGTACCATTCTTAATATAATGAGCCTCATCAATAATAACTAAATCAAAGTTGGATGCAAGGACTTGAGATTCGTTTTTCTTTTTAGGGTCATGAAAATTTTTAATTATGTCGTAGTTTATAATTACAAAATCAGCTTCGGTACTGAAATTTTTACTTTCAGCAATATAGATTGATTTGTCTGAGTAATTTTCAATCTCACGTTTCCAATTAATTTTTAATGTTGCTGGACAAATAATTAAAACTTTTTTTGAATTTGATTCTAACGCGGCGATAATTGTTGATGTTGTTTTACCAAGACCCATATCATCGGCAAGGATAAACTTTTTATTCTCAACTAATTTTTGAATTGCTTCTTTTTGATGTTCAAGTGGTGGACGATGAGAATATTTTGAATAATCAATTACAACATCTTTAACTGAATTGTCTTTGATGATTGCCACTTTTGGCAACCAAAAATCGTGTAGTTCTTCATTTTCAAAAACTTTACCCCAAATGTGGTAAGCTTTTTCTTTATCAGCTAATAACTTCTCAACCCAAACTTTTTGGGGGATTTCGGTATATAATTTGTCGTCGGCTAATTTTTGAGCAAAGTATGTGTCAAGGATTACCCATTTCTTTGCAACTTTTGGTTGTTTATTGTGAAAATTGATAATGTATTCTGATTGGCTCCTTGTTGGATAAAATTTTCTATTAACCTGTGATTTACGTTTTAATTCCAAGATATAGTTATTGCCACCCTCATATGACTCAAGAATGGACATTGCCTTTGATTCTAAACTAACGTTACTCATTTAATATTAATAAACTTATTTAAAATATAATAAAACTTTAAGTATTTATCAATATATGAAACGGACATTAGAAAAGTTAGTTCCAGTTACAAGATTAGGCAAATTTTTTGGTAATGAAGATTTTGACCTTGATATTGATATGGGACAAGAATGGCTTGAGGGTGATATGAATTTTACCGTTGTGTTGTATCGTATTGATAGGTACAAAACAAAAAAAGACGATGTTTACGGTGAAGTTTTAGAAGATGGGATACAATTTATGTCCCCTATTGAATTAAAAGGTTTAGTTCAAGTTATGGCACCAACTAATAAGTTATACGGTAGTTCTAAAGTTGAAATACAAGAACCTGGAAATTTAAAGTTCTCAATTTATCAAAAACAACTTGATGACTTAGGTGTTGAGATTTGGATGGGGGATTACCTTGGATATTATGAAACAGAGTCTAAAGTCAGATACTATTCCATTAGTGATGACGGATATGTTGTGTCTGACACTAAACACACTTACGGTGGATATAAACCATTCTATAGAACGATTGTTGCAACATATGTAAGTCCTGACGAATTTAACGGATTATAATAAAATTATTATTAAATAATAACATGCCACTACCAAGAACAATAGTTAAACCAACATTACCTTTAGTACCAAAAAAAATTTTATCTGAAAGGAGAGAACAACTTTTAGAATATATTAAAGATGATGGAACTTATTTACCCAAATCAGTATTACATGCGGATTTGGATAAGGGTATGCTTGAATTTGTTAAAGACAAACTTAAAGTTGTTACCTCAGGTAAAATAGTTCCATTATTAGATATTATAATCACAACTCAAAATTGGTCACAATATTTAGAAACTTGGAAATTTGTGGATATTGACTATAATCCAACACCCCCATTCATTACTGTCGTTAGGACTCCTGAAGTTAAGTATGGTACAAATCCATCACTTCAATATACAATACCAAACAGAAAACAATTTTATTACGCGTCGGTACCAACTTGGAATGGAAACGAACAAGGAATGGATATTTATACTATTCCACAACCAGTTCCTGTTGATATTACATATAATGTAAAAATTATTTGTAATAGAATGAGAGAGTTAAATCAACTTAATAAGATTGTGATGCAAACATTTTCATCAAAACAAGCTTATACCTTCATTAAAGGTCAATACATACCAATTATATTAGCCAACATTTCCGACGAATCTCAATTAAGTATGGAATCTAGAAAATATTACGTTCAAAATTATGAGTTTACTATGTTGGGTTATTTGATAGATGAAGAAGAATTTGAAGTAAAACCGGCAATTCAAAGAGTGACTCAATTAATTGAAATGAACACAGCACCAAGAAAAAAAAGAATAGACAAATATCCTAAAAATCCTGATAATTTTGAAACTCCGTTTTTATTTGTTTCAGGCAATACAAGTTTAACAGATGTAATTGAATTTAGCTCAAATATGAATTTACTTTCAACAAGTAATGTTGATACTTTTGATGTATATATTAATAATGATTATTATGGAAGCGACCTTCAAAAAATTGAGATTACAACAAACGATATTTTAACTATAGAAGTCACAAAAAATGACAATACTGAAGAATCAAACATACTATATGAAAATAAATTAATTTAATTTTCCCCATAAATGTCTTTCTTTTCTTTACATTTTTCTACAATTAAATTTTCTAAAAATTTGTAAATTTTTATTCCCCGTTTATCACAATATTTTTTTAAAATATCGTGTGATTCAGGAGATATTTTGATGTTTTTTATTTCTTTTTTTGGATTCATAGGTAGAAAAAAAGCAGTATTTATTCATACTCTTTATAAATACTTATTTAAAAGTAAAGTTTTTTCATAAAAACTCTAATATTTATCAATAAAATAAATCTGTAACAGAATAATTTAATAATGGCAGCACAAGCAAATCAAAAAGTATTTGTATCACCTGGAGTGTACACATCGGAAACCGACTTATCATTTATCGCCCAAAGTGTGGGGGTAACAACTTTAGGCCTTGTTGGAGAAACTTTAAAAGGTCCAGCATTTGAACCAGTATTCATAACGAATTTTGACGAATTCCAATCATATTTTGGTGGTTCAGAGCCCGTTAAATTTTATGGTACTCAGATACCAAAATATGAGGCGGCGTATATTGCCAAATCATATTTACAACAATCAAATCAATTGTTTGTAACAAGAATTTTAGGATTGTCTGGATATGACGCAGGACCATCTTGGAGTCTTTCATTAGTTGCTAATGTTGACCCAACAACTATTTCTGCACCATCAAATCCCGTGGCTTTTACCGCAACGTTTACTGGTACCTCATCGGGAGGTACATTTGGAATTGCAAGTGGGTCATTACCAAACCAAGTTCAATTAAATAAACAATATAAATTACAAGACGGTTCAACATCTACAATACAAACCGACTTTAACAATTATTTAAGTGAGATTGTAAATACGACATCACTTTCTGCAACAACATCAGTTATATATGGTTCAATACTTTATGATGACAATTATTATCTTACATATGGAAGACCTAATGTAATAACTCCATATGATTGTGTACCTATCTTAGAAGAAAATGATTTATCTGCGTCGTCAAACGACCCTTGGCTTTATGCTAATTTTAATATTTCTTCAGGAAACAATTATTCGGGTTATTCTTTTTATTATTTTATTACTAATGTTACTAATACTGTGGACTCTAATTTTACTGTCACTATTTCTGGAGCTTCCGTTAATTTTACAGGTATGGCGTACACTGACTTCAATAATATGGTTGTTGGTACTATTCGTTCACGAGGTATTTGTAATTATGTTAATAGTGCCGGAAGTAATGACCATGGTCCAGTTTATGAGGTTGGTATTGATTACAACAATAATAATACTTGGGTTCCAAATAATTTACAAATAGTTTGTACTGGACAATATTCAGGTATTACAGAATCACCTTATTCATCTTTTTTATTATCGGGTTTAACAAATGATAATAAAACATTTTCATTTGAAACGTCATTAAGTGCATCTTCGTCAAAATATATTACAAAAGTATTAGGTGTTGATAACTTTGGTAAATCAAGATACGCGGTTCCTATTTATGTTGAAGAACTTTATCAGGGAAGTTTGAATTATGCTTATAGTCAAAATTATATCCGTGGATTAAATTGTGATTTAATTGCTCTACCTGACGCAAGAAGTCAATCAAGTCAATCAATTGCTTGGAATTTAGAAAAATACCAATCACCTGAAACACCTTATTTGGTTTCTGAATTAAGAGGTAACCAAGTTTATAATTTATTTAAATTTATATCAATTTCCGATGGAAATGATGCAAATACTGAAGTTAAAATTTCAATCGCTAACTTATCATATAATAATATGTCGTTTGATGTTTTTATTAGAAATTTTTATGACTCTGACTCAAATCCAGTTGTAATTGAAAAATTCACAAATTGTGTTATGGACCCAGCATCAAATAACTTTGTCGGAAAAAAAATAGGTTCATCTAATGGTGAATTTGCGTTAATTTCAAGATATGTTATGGTTGAAATGGCAGATGAATACCCAATTGACTCACTACCTTGTGGTTTCCGTGGTTATACACAAAGAGAATATGAAGACGCTTCGGTTTACCCATCACCATATCCAAAATATAAAATAAAATATGATTACCCTGGAGAAGTTATTGCTAACCCACCATTTGGAACACCTATTGGTGGCTCAAATA